CCTTTGACACTACACCAGCACCATCTCCATACATTTGTCTGTTGACTTGTCTACCAAAGTCTGAGGCCAGAGTCTTCGCCTGATTTTCAAGGGCAGATTCAACTGCACCTTTCGAGGTCTTGGTCGCATCCATAGCCAAACGGCTAATGTCAAACGCACCAGTAACGATTTTTACGGAAACTGTACCACGACCATATTTTGATCCCCCAGAAGTGATAACATTATTACCATCATCAGCAAGGTTTGCAACTCCACCATGACGAGATGTACGAACTGGGATAATGAATTCATCATTGATGAAGTTATCCGAGGATTTTTGCATCTGGTCAACTAAGATTTTCTCTTTAGGAAAGTTGTCTCTAACGTAAGGTAAAATGATCTCTTTGAGAGCGGCAGAATAGTCGCTTAAAATCATTGCCATATTATATTTTCACCACCTTTCTTGTTTATTAATTATTAAGACTACTAAAATGTTCCTTTAATAAGGAACGTAGGTTTTCATTGGTCGCCTTTACTTCTTCGGGAGCTTTACCGCCAGCGGTCGATGGAGACGTTGTTTTGAAAGAGGATGGTTTCAGTTGTGCAATTTGTTTTTCTTTCCATTCATCGTATTCAACTTCAAACATATCCTTGTATGCCACGCTTGGTTTTTTGATTCCGTTATCGACCATATATTGAAGTAGTGACTCCACATCTGTCTTCGGTTTACCTTCAGAGTTTGTCTTTTCTACAAAAGCAGTTGTCTCTTCCAGTAGTTTTTCACCAGCACGTCTCTCTTGATAATATTTGTCAAAATCATCGCGAGTTACCAAACCAAGATTTTTAGCTTCCTCTATTGCTTGTTTCCTTAATGTTTCTGGATCATCCTCTTTTACCGGGATTCTAGCCCTAGTCGCCTCCAACTCAGCGACTAGTCTTTCCTTTTCTTCCCTCTCGGCTTTTAATTCCTGCGTTGTCTTGGTATACGAAGGCATTAGACTATCAAGTTTGGTGTTCCATCTTGACTCTAGCTCCTCCGCCTGTTTACCGAATCCAATATATTTATCTAACTCCTCTTGTGAATACTCCGTTTCTCCTACTTTTATTTTTGTTTCAGTTACGTTGCTAATATCTTCTTTCTTTTCCTCATCCTTAAAGAATGACATATTTTCCTTTCACTTCCTTGCGGAATGTAAATTTAAATAATTAATATTGTTGGCTACAAAAAAAGCCACCCTTGCGGATGACCTGCTTATCGTCAACAATGGCAGCCCTGTTGTCTGCTAAAATGATTATAACAAGTGTTTTAGAAATTGCAACTTTTGCTTATAATCTTTATGTCAAAAACCAACTCCAAGCAAACTTCTATATGCCGATATTCCAGACGGGAAACCGTTGTAAATGTTATATATCTCTTGGCTACCAAGTACCCTATTAAATATAGCTACATCGTCTAGTGTCCCCACAAAGTTTCTGGTGAGTAAGTACCCAGGATCAACACCCATATAAAAATTACTTCCAGCAGAGTTAACATTTCCGTAGGCTGATTGTGTGACAAACGTCCCGTTGTGATATAGTCCGATATTGGTACCATCATAAACTCCAGCCACATGATGCCAAGAACCATCTATAACCGTAATCGTTGGGGTACCAGATGAGGCAGCATCCACGCTTATGTATGTTTTTGTTTTATCTCCATATCCAGCACCACCCATAGCAATAGCCAACAGATTTCCACTTGATCTGGCGGCAACCAACGAAGCATAATCCTCTGTCGAAGTTGAGTTTCCATTTACCCAGAGGGACATCGTTATCGCCGTTGTAAAGTTAGTACCTGCTAAGGTTGTGACAATGTTACTGCTAGCTCCAAACACTGCACCATTACCGAACTTTCCGGTAGTGTAACTTATCGTTGTGTCTGAACCATTGTATGTACCCTTAGAGTCTACAGAACTACTCTCCAGACGATAATATGCCTTTAGATTGGCATCAGAAAATAGGGATGTTGTGTATAGTTCTTGTGCGGCCATTAAGTACTGTTATGTACCCTTCCAATAATTGACGGTGATAAAAGCCGTTCCAGCACCAACAAAATGATAGGTAATTTCAGAGTTCGTTCCTGTAGCGAATGCTGGCGTTATTCTCTTAGAAATACCACCACCAGCCGGAAATTGACCAGCGGCCAAAACACCAGTTCCCTGTATAGCTGTCCCTGCCAAAACACGCACGTCCGCCGTTCCCGACTGCATGACGATATCTACTCCAGAAATATAATGTATTGTTCCTGCTCCAGACGCCGCAGATATAGTAGCAAAGAACGAGCCGCCCGCTGTGCCTAGTGTTCCAAATGTCAACATTGTTGGTACAGGAACAGGATTGAGCTTAATTGTCCCACCCGCCAGATTAGTTACGGAAGTTACTGTTCCTGTCAATAAATTGACTGATCCATTTGTAAGATTACTTACTACTCCGACACCGGTCGTTGTTCCAGAGTTCTGTAGCGTGCCAGACAATATATTTATTGATCCATTGGTGAGGTTCGATACTACTCCGACACCTGTCGTGGTTCCAGCTGATTGGAGCGTGCCGGTTAAAATATTGATCGACCCATTTGTTAAATTGGATAATGTGGTCATGGACGTGAGAACGCCAGCCGCAATGGAGCCGATGTTTGTTACAGAACCTAGGTTGGTGATGGTTCCAACACCAGTTGTTGTGCCACTATTGGCTAGTGTTCCTGTAACTATGTTATTAACTACACCCACGGTACCAAGCGTATTCTGAGTACCGGCCGCGATAGTTGTTATTGTTCCTGTATTTAGAACTAATGTTGTGGTAACGGTTCCAGACTCAATTGTTCCTATGTTGCCTATTCTTGTAACCAAATCAACTCCTTTTAATGTTCCGATGTTTGTTACAGACCCTAGATTTGTTACGGTGCCGACTCCAGTTGTAGACCCAGAATTTTGTAATGTTCCACTAAGAATATTGATTGAACCGTTAGTGAGGTTACTTACAGTTGTCACTACGCCAGCACCAACCAAAGTGCCTACATTTGTTATCGTACCTTTGACCAATTCAGCAACCGATGAGACTAAAGCTAATGTTCCTCCAACAAGATTATTGACGACACCAACTGTTCCAAGTGTGTTTAAAGTTCCAGCAACTATCGTACTAATCGTTCCTGTTTCAATCGTACCGATATTCCCTGTGCGTGCAACTAAATCTACACCCTTTAGTGTTCCAATATTAGTTACACTTCCCAGATTGGTAATAGTCCCGACTCCCGTTGTTGTTCCACTATTCTGCAACGTCCCCAATCTTACTTGCACATACGCTCCATTAGTGCCATCTCCCCTAGCCCTATCCCAACGGGTTCCAGAATTAAGCACCATAGCATAACTTTCTACAGATAATACTCCCGTAGTCGGGCCTAACTCGCCGTCATCTTGTACACCCTCAACCCTCATGAACGCATAAGTTTGAGGTGTCCCGTCTGACAAACCCAAGATTGATATTCCATGATCTGCTCCGACCGCAAAGTTATCTCCCTGTTTCATCATGTCGAGGTCTGCACCAGTGGCGTCAACCACGATTACTTTGGAAGTTCCTCCCAGTCCTAATACCGTTCCAACCGTTCCCAATGTATTTTGTGTTCCGGCGACAATTGTATTAATCGTTCCCGCTGATATGGTTGTACTCGTTAAGGTAACCGCATGGCTAGGAAGTGTGCCAATAGTATTTATACTTCCGACTGTTCCCACAAAACCAACCGTACCATCATCAGGACGGACTGTTAAATATCCGCTGGGTGGAGGAGAAACCGGGATTGGATTTGTACCCGCATTAGATATTGAAACAGTACCTCCAACCGATTGAATTGTTCCCCCTACAACTGACGTAATTGTTGTTCCCCCAACGCCAAGTATTGTTCCTACAGTTCCTAATGTGTTTAGTGTTCCAGACTCAGGGTTAGCCGTTACGGAAATACTAGGCATTGTACCGATTGTATCTATAGACCCGATTCTGTCTATAGTTCCACCTGGAGTATTCCCCAATGTAACCGATCCCGCAGGGCCTAGGTTATACACATATTGAGCACCAGTTGACGGATCAGCACTCAGTCTAATCACTTCAGCAGTTCCTGTTGTGTCAGACGTACCTGCTGTTCCCGATACTGCGGTGTTTGTGGGAAATCTGTTAGCGTCTTGTAATGCTTGATATGGTGGTTCAGTTCTCATTTTCCGAATGTTTTATTTAATTTGTCCAACTGTTTACTTGCTGGATCTAACTTTGTGACTAACTTAGGTTCTTCAATTTCTATTTTCTCAAGCAAGAGGATTCTTCTTCCAAATTGGCCCTCGATAGTCTTCAATACTTTTGCCTCGACTCCATTAGCCATAAAATAATCAGCCAAATCTCTTTCAAAATCTTGAATTGTTGGCCAACCTATCTCCCTTGGATTAAATAAGAAAGAATATTCAAGAAAGGCTACCTCTGTTTTTGTTTTATCCATTATTTTTTCTTTGATTTTCTGGCTAGATCGAGAGCTATGGCGACAGCTTGTTTCTGTGGTCTACCAGCCCTCACCAGCTCAGAAATGTTTTTGCTAACTGTTTCTTTAGATTTTCCCTTTTGCAGTGGCATTTTTACCTCCTACTTGTTGACCTTCGTCTCTAATAATAGTTCTAGCGGCATCTTCTACTTTTTGCTGGGCTATGGACTCTGGAGATAACTGAATACCAGCTTGTGCAGCCATCTGTATCTGACCCTCGGCAGGCATATCCTTGAAGGAGATTGACTCACTCGGGGCTTTTGCTACTTGTGGTTGACTGAGTTTATCCATCATCCCCGTATCCTTAATAGCTTCTGCCATTCCTAGTTTATTTTCATCTATCCTTTGTTGTTGGTTGGGTAATATTTCACTTCCTGACAGGTCTTTCATTACCTCAGCCATTGCCAGTTTCATGGCGTCTATCTGTTTAGGTGATAATCCGCCGATTGGTTCTGATATGTCCATCGCTTCCATAAACTCTTTGAGTGGGCCGAATTGGTATGTTTCCAGTATTTTCTCAATAAATACCTTAACCGCTTCTTGTGGTACATATCCCGCCTGAGCCAATTGGAGTAGCCAATCCGCCAACTCTTTTGCTGTTTGTTTTTGTCCTTCCTTGGTGTATCCAAGACCAGACTCAACCTGAATATCAATCTGACACGAAGCATCAATTGGGATAACACTATTAGGTGTTTCTATTTTTAATTTTCTTCTCTCTTTCAGTGCTGACGCACCGATAATGTCAAAATATGTCGGTTCTCCCTTTTCCAAATACGTAACTTCTTGTGGTTGTACAAAGTATTCATCGGCGTACTCAAGCATCCTCTTGCTTATACGTTTGATACACTGCTTCAGCCTATCCGAAGCTATAACTAGGTTTGCGTATTCAGTTTCTTTTAACGACTCAATCGCCTGATATCCCTTAACGCCCGCTGGCAACTTACCGACAGTTGTTAAACTAACTCCCTGTTCTTCAATAAACGATCCAAGCAAAGAAATGAAGTTAAAGATAAACGATGGTAATGGCGCAATTTGTGCTTGTACTGGAGGATTTTGTGCGTATTCTATTACTTGTCCACCAGCCTGGTTATTAAACTCAATCTGTTCTCCAGACCGTTTAATCCAAGCCCCAACAGCCATCGTGTTTGTATACCTTTCAACCCTAGAAACTACCATGTCTAAAGACTTGTTTTGAGGAATAAACCTCTCGATAAGAGATGTTTGATAAATTGGCCCTGGTTCCAGTCTGAGGTCTACAAATGGATATTCTTTAAGGGTTATATATCTATCTAGTAGTGAAATGCCTCCAGCCGAGAAGTTCTGGCGAATAACGATGTCTCCATCTTTCTTTCCCTTCAAAATCTTGTCTGCATCCTCTTGTAATCTAATTCTATCTCGATTGTCTTTATTTAACCTTTCCTTGATAAAAGCTTCCCTTTGGACAACAGTTAATGAGGACTCTGTTCCTGTTTTCATTCCGAACCTTGCTCTCTGGTATGCGTCTTTAATATCTGAGGAAGATTGTCTGTTATCAGCCACGACCTTACTTCTCAACTCTTCAGGGAATGTCTCATCATTGAGGACATCGTTAAGTAATCTGGTTTGTGTTTCGATGATGAATGGCGAATCATATATCTCGTTCAAGTACCCAAGAACATAGACATCAAACGCATCACGAACCGAACTATTTAAGGATTCCTTATCTGCATCCGGCCATATCTTCAAATATGAAACGTTGTGTTTACAGGCAAGAATAATCATGTAAGTTAGCTTCTCGATTATCTCCTGTTTCTTCCATTCCTCTAACAACCAATGCCCTGTTTTTAGTGCTATATCTTTCGCTAACCGTTTAGCTATCTCATATTCCTCTGGAGTGTAATTGGCTTTTTCAACCCGTTCGGGATATGCCACTGGAATGTATTTTGCGGAGGTTAATAGGTTGGCAACACCACGAATCTGTTTACTTGCCTTCGGGATAGCTCTCATCGGATAGTAGAGATTGGCTCTTTCTGATAGGTCTACTATCTTATTTGTTTGTCTTGATAGATAGCGGAAGTGATATCCATCATCGAAGAAATTGTTATCATACCAACGCCTTTCAAATCCCCTTCTGGTACTCTTAGCCGCCGTAATCATCTCGTCTACCATGTGGGGCATTTCTGCACTTAATCGCCTGCTTGTTCCAAAATCACTCATAGTTGTTTTCTGCCTTTAATAAAGTTTCATCATCTAACATTTCAGTCGGGATTAAGTCGGGTTGTGTTGGCTCTATTTTAATCTTCGTATTCTCAGCCACTCTCAGGTCTCGAAGCTCGCTTGAGTTCTTGGCGATTACAGCGTCAACAAGTTGTTTCTTTTCCTTGTTAGATTCACGCACATAATAGGCATGATAAACAAGAATTAAAATACAGATAATAGATAGTAATATTTCGCTCATTTGATTATGAACCTTGATTTGTAATACTTATCATAAGGATTGGGAAGAAGGTAGTTTCCGCCCCAGTAGAATTTAGATTCAGGATGTTTGAAGAAGTTGTAGTCTCGATGAATAATAGTTACTTCGACCGGAACCTCGTCAACATAATATGTCCATTTCTTCTGTTCTTTGTCCAGCTTTACCCCCTTATATGTTTCGATTGTGGATAACACCATGTCGGTTAGTTCGCTTGCCTTAACACCAACCTCGACCTTATCACCTCGGAGTAAAAACCCTTCTTTGATTCCCATACCAGAATCCCCCATCACATAGAATGGGGTTAAACATCTTTCCATTAGGTCTTCAAAGTCGAATAAGGCTTTGTTAAGCTCATCGACACTAAATTCCTTGGTATTCGTTATCGTCTCTTTGGAGACTTCTGACTGCTCTTGCATATTCTTGTCTTACTGGACTAGGTTGCAAAACACTAGCTTTATAAACTGGTTGCAACGAGGATACGGCGAGGGCGTGTGCCGTCACAATATCGTCGTTATAACCATCTGGAGCCGAGTATCTTAACTTGCCTCCCGGTAACATTTCATAAGCAAAATTATCAAACTCGAATGCTGTTTCGTCTATTGGAAGCATCTCAATCTTTTTCTGTTCAATCCAAATACTTAACTTTTCCACAATGTCTTTTTTAGACTCTTGGGTGAACTTGAATGGCTCAACAGCCACTCCCGATCTTAGTAAATCATCGGCAACTGGGTCACCGACTCCGGTTGCATCAATAATCACCAAGGCGTGATTATAATGTTCAGCAATTGCCCTAATCTTTTGCTTTTGATATGGCCACTCAATTGTGTTAAATCTCGACTGATATACCTGCTTATTTGTTTGTCTATCATATACGGCCATGACTGTATAATCACGGACTTTAGCCAGATCACATCCAATAACGTAATGATGACCGTCTTGTGGTTCCTCTGGTGTTGCAGTCATTATCTCTCGCACTCCCCTAAAAACGCTTGCTTCGCCTTCAAGAAACTCGCATTCTAGTTCTTGATTATAAAGTGCCTGATTCAGGGAGCGTCTTAATGCCTGTAATTCGTGTTCTGCAATAACTTTTGATGTAGAAGCCTTGAGAAGATAACTACTCCATTCAGGATCACCACTTAGCGATCGCTGATGTAAATTCCACAAATTAGATTTACCTTTGGGCGTTCCTAGAAACCACGCCCATCCTCCATTAGCACGGATAATCGGTTCTGTAATTCCCCACGCTTCTGGTTTCATATCATCAAACTCATCAAACCCGATTCCATAAGGACCTGCACCTCTTAAACTCTCAGGGTCGTCTGCTCCTTTGAGAATGAGAATTGATCCGCTTTTAAGATATAGCGTCATTTCCACCTCATTCTGCCTATCGATCATTTCCCTTGGAAACGCCCTAAACAGCATTGATGGGTCTTTCCATATAGCTTCCTTAGCTTGTGCCTTGGTCGGAAATACTATCCAATATACTTTGTTTTTAATGTACGGATTATGGCACTCTATTGCCATCTTCTCCAATAATGTCGATGTCTTTCTCGCTCGTCTGTGCCATATCAGAACCCTGAATCGGCTCTGATCCTTGAGAGTTTGTTCCTGATGGGAGAACATCCCCTCCAACCTTGGTAACGTAATCTCTGATAAGGTTGATTGTGAATTGTTGTCCATCTGCTCCAGTTATTTCAGTTGATTTTAAATCTGGTACTAATTTAGCCAAGATTGTCTTGGCCGCCCCAACTCTAACCGCCGGATTTCCATTTGTACAAGCTTTAACAAGAGTTTCCACAGCCAGTTCGGCGTGTGGCGAGAACATAGCATAAAGTTGCTGACGGGATTTAATACCCCCCGTTTTCTTTTCTTCGCTGTTAATTTCTTTATCATTCATTGTATTAAAAAAGACACGTATTTCAGTGCCTTCTTTTACACGATGGTCGCTATATTATCGACAACTATATCTTAACCTTATTCTTCTACTTTGTCAAAAGTTACCCTAACAAATGTTTCTCCAGATAACTTAGCTAATTCATTGACATCTTCCGGATCAGTTGTTTCTAAGACGACTCTTGCAGATTTATCCCCACTAACTAGAGTCTTTATATTCAAGTCCTTGAGAATCATTTCTATTTTCATATTCTTTCGGGTTTTATTCGTTTAGCACTCCCCTACTCCGTTTTAAGCCCTATTCTAGGCACGAAATATGGGGGTCTATCGGTGGGGGAGAGTGGGGGACTACTCGCCAAACACCTCCACAAATAGGACATTTTTCGTGTTTACTAATATGGTTCTGCCGTCCATTGTATCGAAATGGGTAAACTCTCCCTGTTCAATCGTTTCGGTTTTGATGTTCCTAAATGTCTTCTTATATCCACCCTTCATCGTAATAATTTGAGTAACGGTTTTGCCTTTCTTTTCTACACTGGATTTGAGATTAACGGGTGAGATTAATGTAAGTTGCTTGTCTTTCATTTATTGTTTTATTTAATAATTCCTTAATTTCATCTTTGCTTTGAGGCCATGTTGAGAAGATACTGGGAAATAAATCCATTACTTGCTTATCTTCTGTAGACCAATGAGAAAACCCATCATGTTCGTAATCAAAATCCCGACCACCGCCAACCAAAATAACAGGGATTCTTTCGTGGTCTATGTAGTTTCTTATTGTTTCAAATGGCCGATATAGAAGAAACGGGGTAATTGA